AAGGAATATATTAAATGCCACGCGAAACCATTGCCTCCCTCAAACGCCAACTCGCCAACGCCAACGACGCGTTGGAAGCCGCCCTGGGCGCATCCGCTGAAAAAGACAACAACTTTTTTACAGGCGGACTATCCGCGCTCTACGACAACCGCAACGCATGGGAACGCCGTCAGGTTTTCTCCGAAACCCTGCGCGCGTGGCGCGTCAATCCCATGGCCAAACGGATCGTAGCCCTCACCCGCTCATTCGTCATCGGCAAGAAGATCAGCCTTGCCGTCAAACCAAAACAAAAAACTTGGTTAGAACGCATGTTCCTCACCGACAAAGACAAAGCCACGCAAGGCTTCCTCGATGAATGGTGGAACGACCCTCTCAACGACCTGCCGCGCGCCGTCAAACGCTGGAAGGACGAAGATACGCGCACAGGCAATCTCTTTATCCTGTTTTCCGTTGCACCCAACGGCATGACCTACCTACGCGCCATCCCTTCCGAGAAGATCGAAGAGATCATCACCGCGCCGAATGACATAGAGCAGGAACTACGCTACACACTCGACCCCACAGGCTCCGAGTACTACGAAGCCTACAACCCGCAGGCCGATCAAAAAGAATTCGTCCTGCACTTCGCCAGCAATGCCCCCGTCGGCTCCTCATGGGGCGAACCCGACTTCGCCGCCCTGCTCGCATGGCTCGGACGTTTCGCCACGTGGATGCAAGACCGCGCCCGCCTTAATCATTTCCGCTCCGCCATGATGTATGTCCTGTACGGCGAATACCAAACCGAACAGGAACGAGCATCACGCGAAGCCCAACTTAACGCCAATCCACCCAAGCCTGGTAGTGTGGCCGTTTTCAACGCCAAGAAAGAACGCCTGGGCATTCTCTCCGCCACACTGGACTCTTTCGACGCCAGTGTAGACGGCCTCGCCATGAAAAAGATGATTGCCGCAGGCGCAGGTCTGCCCTTGCACTACCTCGCCGAACCCGAAAGCACCACCCGCACCACCGCAGAAGCCGCAGGCACGCCCACCTTCCGCAGTCTCGAAGACATACAAACGGATTTCTTCAGTTACATCGAGAAAATCGCCCGCGTCGCCTTGCAAGTGCGCGCCCGCGTGGACAGTCGGATCAATCCACACGCCGAGATCGAAGTGCGCGGACCCGACATCACCGAACGCGATAACGCTCAACTGGCAATCGCACTCGCCCGCGTGTACCCGCCGCTTGCCGATATGTACGACCGTCACCTCATTGACGAAAACCAACTACTTGACATCTCCATGCGGATGATTGCCGAACCATTCAACGGCAACGCGCCCAAAGGCAAGCGTAAGAACCTCAACAAGAACGAACCGCCGCCACAGCCCGAAGACCCGAAGGTCACGGAAGACCCACAGGACGAACAACCATGAATTACCGCTGGAAACGCCACGCCGATGACTCCTGCCCGACCTGCATCATGCTGAATGGCGTCGTGCGCTCCGAGCAGGAATGGCAACGCCTGACACTCGCCCCAGGCAGTCCAAAACTATATTGCAAAGACAAATGTCAATGCTCGCTCGAAGCCACCGAAGATGACCCCGAAGGCGAGATCGACTACAACCAAATCCGACTTCTATCCGAAGGACACGACCACATGACTGACATCACGCTCCAACTCACAGCCAACCCCACCGATGAAGGCTTCAACATTCTGGCGATCAACGAAGGCGAAGCCAAAGGACACGGCATCACCTTCGCCGCGCCCGTCCTACAATCCGCCGTCGGCTTGTACGAAGCCAAACCCGTATTCATCGACCACGCGGGACTATTCGAAGCGCCGAGCGTGCGAAACCTTGCAGGCACGTTGCAAGGCGCACGCTGGAACGAGCAGGAGAAAGGCATCGAAGCGCGCTTGAAACCATCAGGCCCAGCGGCGGATGTCCTACTCTCCATCCGCGACGCCGCCAAATCCGACCCCGCCATTATGCAGGCCGTCGGCTTCTCCACCGTCCTTAACGTCAAACTCGACGCAAAGGGCAATGTCACGAAGATCATCCACGTCAAATCCGTTGACGTGGTTATCGATCCCGCGCGGGGCGGAAAATTCCTCTCCGCGTTCAATTCAGGTCAGAAAGGAGATAACATGACTGACCAAATCCCCAACCAGAGCGCGGAAACTCTGACCCCCGAACAGACCGCCGCGCTCGAATTGCAAGGCGCACGTAACATCATGAGCGACTTGCAAGTACAGGCCGAGCAGGGTAACGAAATCCTGCTGGCGCAGTGTGCGACCCTGCTTGATACGTCGCTCGCCGCGTCCAAACTCCCCGCCGCTTCTCAAAAGGTGATCCGCAAAATGTTCGATGGCCGCATCTTCAAAGCCACCGAATTGCAGGAAGCCATCACCGAGAAGCGCGACGAACTGGCGGAACTCTCCGCCGCTGAAACCGTGCGCGGCCCAGCCCGCACCTTCAGCGGATTTATGAATACCGCCGATCAATTCCGCCTCGCCGTCGAAGACCTGTTCGGCGTGGAACGCGACCCGAAGGACGCCAACGCCCGCGTACATCGTCTCTCTGGCTTGCGCGAAGCCTACCTGATGGCAACGGGTGACAACAATTTCGTGGGCGGCTTCTACCCCGAATATGCCCTCGTCACCGCCAACTTCCCAGGCATCGTCGCCAACGTGCAGAACAAGATCCTCGTCAAGGCATGGCAGGAATACGAGCAGGTCTACGGCTGGTGGAAGAATATCGTCACCGTCGAACACTTCACGACCCTCAATCAAATCTCGTGGGTCAAGACTGGCACGATCGCCAGCCTGCCCGAAGTGGCCGAACAGGGCGAATACCAGGAATTGCCCATCGGTGACAACAAGGAGACCTCCGACTGGACGAAGTACGGCGGATACGTCCCCCTCACCATCGAAGCCGTCCTGCGCGACGACCTGCGCGCCTTCAAACGCCTGCCGCGTGAAGTGGCTCTCGGCGGCATCCGCAACATCTCGGAACAGGTTGCGGCCATCTTCACCGACAACAGCGGCGCAGGCCCCACCCTCGCGGACACTGGCGCGCTGTTCAATGCCACCGCCGTTACCACCGCGGGCGGACATGCCAACCTGCTAACCACCGCGCTTGGCACCGACTTTACCGCCTGGGACGCCGTTGCCACCGCCGTCTACAACCAGCCGCTTCTGGTCAAGAACGAGTCAGGCAAATACGGCACAGGTAAGAAAATGGGCATTGAGCCAAAATACTGTCTCGTTCCCCGCGCCCTTAAAGCCGCAGCCGAAGCCCTGTTCATCCCGCGCTGGGCGTCCACCGTCGAAGCGGCCATCGCTTCAAAGGGCGGCCCCACCTACGGCGGATACGTGACTCCTCTCACGATCCCCGAATGGACGGACACGACCGATTGGGCGGCAGTGGTTGACCCCGCCCTCGTTCCAGGCATCATGATCGGTGAAATCTTCGGTGTCATGCCGCAGATCTTCTCCGCATCCAGCGAGACCGATCCCGCCATGTTCGCCAACGACGAAAGCCGTATCAAAGTCCGCCAGTTCCTCGCCGTCGGCGTGGCGGACTTCCGCCCGTTGCACAAATCCAACGTAGCGGGCTAATTCATTCACCCCAAGGGTGAATAAAACGCCCTTGGGGATTTGCACTGACCCTGAAAGGAGAAATCTCATGGGTTACGTAAAAGATAACTTCCAGATCGTCGTCCCGTTCACCAAGTACGCGCACAGCGCGGGCGCTTGGACCCAGTCCGTTGCGAGCAACGTCTGGTACAACCGCCGCACCGCCGCAGACGCGGGCGCAACCTCCTACATCCCACTTTGCGACGTTCCCCAACGCGACGGCGCGACCAAAGGCGCAAAGTTGACCAGCGTCGATGTCCACTTCCGCATTTCATCCGCCGCCATTGATGCGATGGAAGCGCACCTGTACAAAGCCACCATGGGCGCGGACGGTTCGCTCCTCACCGTGGCCGAAGTCACCACCACCTACGACACAGGTCACGACGCCGCCGCCGAACGCATTGACGCCGATGAACACAAGATGACCCTCACCCCGTCGTCCCCCGTCTATCTCGAAGATAACGAGATGCTCTTTGTTGAAGTCGTGTGGGACGGAAGCGCGGCAGGCGTCATTGACGAGTTCTACACCGTCGGCAAC